TGCAATGCCGATTCCACTTCCCCATTGGCGTGTCTGATATCTGCATCATGCAGCGTGAACGCATTCCACGCATAGATCGTTGGCAACCAATGCAAAAGAACTTCTTCACGGTCTCATCTCACTTATCTTGAGCAAACGCTCAAGGGTATCGGCTATTCTCTTCAGATTATGGGCTATTTGGGCACTGTGGGCTTCGTCCATGCCTATGCTAACACCACGGCATATATGAAATTGTATGTCTTACAACGTTATTCTGAGCAGATACCCCCTATCACTTCATAGGCAAACCCCCCTTCGGCAAGTGTCGCCGGGGGCGTGAAGCCTGCTACGCCCGGGTTGGGCTAGGCAGCGACATTTCCTTTACCCACTGCGTGGTGCGAAGATAGAATCCAATTTCAGTGCGCGGACCAGCCTTTTTAGGCCGGGACCGCATGCGATGACCATGGCAAAAGCAATGACTGGCTCATTTTACCTCACTGAAACTGTACAGATTCCAGTGGCAACCGCTTCTGGAGATCGAGTCCAAGGGAGTATTGACCTTGGATAACCTACGTCAACGTCGCAACCGGTCAAGCAGTCGCTATCGAATCCGTAGACTTCATCTATCAAGCAGGAGGAGACTTCGGCGGGGATGCTACAAGTTTGATAGCCGGAAACGGTTCAATCACCTGCCAACTCAGCGATCTTAATCCCGGGACATCGTTTGTTCGAGCAGACGATCAGAGTTTGATAGCATCGGGTTCATTGAATATCGATTTCACGAATAATGTCGCCAGCCAAGGGACAGACATGTATCCCGATATGTGGGGTCCGGCTTCCCTGGCTCATGCCTTCATGGTCGTGAACGATACGATCTATTTCGTGGCCGGTCCGGATCACAGTCCTTCAGGAGCAGTCATTGATTACATCACAGTACGCATCCGATGCCAAATTGCCAAACTAAGCTCGAAAGATTGGATCTCGATCGCAATACAGAGTACGGCCTCAGATAACTGAAGGGGGATGTAGTCCAATGGTAGGGCACCAGAAGGTGGTTAGATTCTGGAGGCTGCGGGTTCGAATCCTGCCATCTCCACTTCAGTGAGGAATACAGATGGAAATACACGTTCACATTCACGGCGGAGAGGTTGAAGAAGGCCGTGCACCTCGAAAGAGAAAAGCTTCAGGTGCAACTGGGAAGAAAGCTTCAGCGACTAAGCCCAAAAGAAAGGGCAAACCAATGACCCGAAAGACCCAACTCGCTATCAACAAAGGGAGAAGGGCGAAGGGTTTGAAGCCTATCAAGTGGAAGAAGAAGGGGACTAAGTAATGACCCTTGAAGGTCCGCGCATGTTGGATAAGACCCTTCATGGAGTCAGGGTTGAAACCGATGAGTCGGGATTGGTGAGTTTGATTGAAGGTGATTGGGTTATCCTGGCACTTAACAAGATGGCCATTCAGCGATCCTATTTCGATCTCTCTGGTTACAACAAGCCAGGCTTAACGATATTCTTTCAAGGGATCGATTTCCAATACGCCGATTCCCCTACTTCTGATGATCCCCGTCTACACATTTTTGATTTCATCACTACTGAATATCTCAATACCGAAGAACTCACCACCACTTTGCACGCCGACATCAAGAGCGGGCCTGGGTTCTCAGTCTCTACTCTCAATATGGAGCAGGTTATCTATGCTCGAGATCGAACTTATTCGTGGCCAGGGATCCCCGACCCTGGTTCACTCTCGATCCCAATACACAGTACGAACCTTTGGGGTACCTGCAATGCGACCAGCGCAGACAAGTTACACATAACCCGGGTCGTCGTCTTTGGCAATGGGATCTCTAAGACTGCAATGGTACCAGATGCCAACGTAGTCATCACCGCCATCATCGGCAAAGAGAAAACACTTCCCTACATGATGCGTCAGAAGAGATCCTACGAACTATCCACAAGGGAGTCTTAGGGTGGCCCTCTATTGGATGACCAAGGTGGCTTGGTCTGAAGTCCTCATCGTCGCCGCCATCGTTAAGATTAGGGAGAAGGAGGGCGACCACCTCTCTGATGCCATCGTCGCCGTATCAACGACCATCGCAGTCGGGTCCATTTGGATTACAGAACTTAGGGCGACCATGGTTGGAGCGGCTATGGCGTCAGTAGCAGCGCCCGTAGCCGCCGTCGCGGTGAGCACTTACGCAATAGGGGGGGTAATCGCCTTCGCTGCCGCGGACCCGGACGATGAGGGTTGGTATGGCGTCGAGGCTCTGAAGGAATACTATCACGATCCCGTCGGTACCCTGGTTGATATTGGTGATGAGTATATTGTTGACCCCGTAGCAGATTGGACACAACGGGAGATCATCGACCCGGTTGTGGGTTGGACTCTTCGAAGAGTTTACGAACTTAACCAGGCGAAGGCTGAATTGGAATCGACTATCGATGAATACCTATTCAAGAATCGTTGGTTGACTGCGCCCGTTCTGCCTTTTTGATTCGAGCCAACTTATGCTTCTCCGCTTCGAGGTGCGCTCTGAAGTCTGGGCTGTCCTGGGTTTCGAGTATGGCAATCTGTCTCCGAAGAGCGTTGCAGCGATTCTTCTCGACCACGAGTTTATCGAACATCTCTGAGTGAGTCTCGATCAGGAGCCGTAGAGCACGACTCACGTTCTCCCCAGAGTCTTGAATCTGCTTCAACCACAGATAGCCCCTACTTGACGTTGGAATCCGGAACTGAAATGTTTCAGAGTTCATTCACTCACCTCGTGCCAGGAACAATACAATTCTATGCAAACCATATTCCCCTCCTCATCGGTGTTCAGCACTGATCCACAATCTGGGCAACTCATCCTCTCACCCATCCCAGTCCAGTTGGATCATCACAAGGAAGTTGACGACGATGATTCAAACAGCAACACTGGATGCAATGCCGATTCCACTTCCCCATTGGCGTGTCTGATATCTGCATCATGCAGCGTGAACGCATTCCACGCATAGATCGTTGGCAACCAATGCAAAAGAACTT